CTCCCTCCCTCTGAACAAAAGATCTACCTCGAACAAATGTAGCTATACTAAAGTTACGGGCAAAAAGAAACCCCATCGGTATTCTATCGCCGACAGGGTTCTTCCAACGTTGTATCAAATCATATCATCTCACTCCATTTGATTGTGTCACCGACGAAGCACCGCACCGCCAGATACCTTACGAACGCCGTCCCTTCCGGGGCGTCAGGGTCTTCCAGATAAGCCAAGACAGCCTTGACTATTTTCTGGTCGCAATCCAATACCTTAGGAAAGTAGTCGCTATAGAACATAGCGAACAGATATTGGATATCTCCCCAAGTGGCGTTATCAGGTTTCTTGGCCCCGCATTTATCGAACATCTGCTTAGCGTCCTCCATCGTCCATCTTCTCTTGGACCCATCGGCGTTAAGCATCTTATCAGCGGCCTCCCTAGCCAACTCCTTGGAAAAGTGATATCCATGGGTGTCTATATACCGCTTATAATCCGGGTCGTCAGCGTCCGCTCCTCAGTAGTAACGACTCCTACGTCCCCTGCGCATATACGGTTCGGTACCTTCGTACTCGTCACGGATGCCACGTTCACCGAACCATCCCCTGCGATACATCTCATCCTCTCGTTCATGGAGTCTCTCACGTTTCTCAAGCTCACGCTCGTCACGTTCCAGCTCCCTCTCACGTCTTTCGAGATCACGCTCACGGCGTTCTAGCTCATCCATCCTACCGTCATGCTCCTTGCCATAATGGTCATATATTCCACCACCATAACCCATGTAAGTCCCATCCGAACGTCTGCTACGTCCACGGCCGCCTCTACGATCGTAGATCTCATCATCGTAGTCCTCATCGTGGCCGCCGCCTAAATCTATAACTCTCATCTTAACCTAATTTTTTAATTAACAACTCTTTTAGCTCATCGAAAGAGGATCCCATCCTATCGACTTTCTCCTCAAGATTCTTGATCTTCCGGTCTTGATCCTTAGTCTGCTTAAAAGCCGGATTGATTTCCTCAAGGATCGAATCACAAGCCTCTAGTGTCCTCCTATGCTTATCGATACTATCGAGAATATCGGAGCTGGTTCTCTTAGCGGCGTTAAGCTGGTTCATGATCGGATCGACCGAGCAGGCCAAAGTTATGTTATTGGACATAGCGACATCCCTGCTCTCCGGTACAACGTAGGTCATGGAAGACCCGTTTATCTCCACGGTAAGGTCTATCACCCTATCCTGTAGTTGCTGATATTGCCCCATCTGACCCATCTGGGGTTGCTGGAACCTAGGCTCGGACACGTTAACCACATTCCCCATCCTGAACACCGGAACATCGGACGTATCCAGCGTATATACTTGAAATCCTTTCTTTAAGTCTCTAAACATATCTCGATTTTTAAGCGGGAGGGAATACCCTCCCATTAGACATCCAATCTAACCTATTCCTCACCAACAGTCGTCTCCGACGCCGAGGCGGAAGTTGTAGGCACACAGCAATCCATGAGCCTCAATACACCCCTTACCTTGTTGAAATAAACAAGGCGTTCGGTGTTGTTAACCATAGCCGCTCCGGTCACAGCCACGTTGATCGGATTCACCACAGCCACGCCGGTTACCGGGCAGCATGTGTCATCACCTACCGTGGATACGGTGCTGTTCGCTGGAATAGCTATCTGTACTGGCAATGTCTCGCCTGTTGTCGGAACCACCTGCCGGATTTTCAGCAGCAGAAGGCCCTCGCATGGCAAGGACAGCCATATCCTTGGGTTGATGCCGAAGATGGTGTTGGTAGTAGTCACTACCACGTTCTTCGTGACCAACTCATAAAGAGACCCTATTTTAGAAACACAAGCCATAATAGCCTCCTTCCTTTATAGAGTTAAATAGCGGCGTTTCCGTTGTTGCAGCATCCATTGTTGCACCCACATCCGTAATTACCTCCATAAAATGCTTGACCCCATCCATAAGTCTGGTAAGGAGAGCATGAAGGATAAGCCGGCACAGGGGTAGGTCTCAACTGGTTGATCAAATTCTGAGTCTGTTGCTGAGTCAACGCGGAGGCTTGGTAAGCCGACCTTTCATCACGCAACTGATTGATCGTATTCTGCATCTCACGCATTTCCAATTGACAGAATTTATCATTAATCAAGGTTGTTTGAGCATCAATCTTAGCGCTCAAGATATTGAACTGCGTAGTAGCCTGCTCACGATTGTTTGTCAATCCTTGGTTGATGTTACTCTGAAGAACATTGGTTTGCTCTAACGTCCGTAATTGATTGTCAAAGCCTTGCTGCGTTATCATATTTTGAGTAGCGCACGTGCTTTGGTTGATCTAAGAACTCAAATTGCAGCAGCAGGAGCTAATCTGGTTACCGATCTCACATCCTTGTTGCTGTACGGCGTTAATAACAGCCTGAGAAGTCATACCTACCTGACCAGCTACCTTATCGATAGCGCCTTGCACGTTACAGATAGCGCTTTGCAATTGAGTAGTAGTACAGTTCAAGGCGTTAGCGATCTGCTCGATAGCGCTTCTGTTACCTTGGATAGCCTGCATCAATAGCTCACGGCCATAGTCGTTGTTCAATTGAGCCGGAAGACCGTTAGCGCAACAATCATTTCCATTACCACCAAAACCATTCCCGAAACCACGTCCGCCCCATAACCAGAATAGGACGATGATCCACAACCACCAGCCGTTAGCCCCTCCGAACTGGTCTTAGTTGTTACGACCGTTCATCAACGCAGCGACTAAATTCGGATCCATCTTATTGCCACCCAAAAGGCTGGTAAACATACCCGGAATCATAGATAATAAACCATTAGCGGCGCTACCGCTCCCGGAACCCATGCCGTCTAACAGCACGATTTTGTCTCCACTTGTACCCATGTCTATTTATTTTTGAATTAATAATAACCCCACCTGATAGTGGGCGTTACAAAGTTCAAAAATTAATAATCCTAGGATCGTGATATATGTCATCATCAAAGCACGTCATGTCATGCAATTGGTATTAATAAGAACCGGTACAAGACAAAAAATCCGGAACGTATCACTACGGCCCGGATTCATGCAAATCTATAAATTCAATGTTTCAATGCTCGAAAGAAAACGTCTCACGACGTCAAAGAGAGATTAACTACACGAAAAATCTCGCATCAACTTATTTGTATTAGCAGTGTATTCATTAACTATCTTACTGGATGAGGGATTATCCTCTATCCTTGACAGGCGGTTATCGTCACTCCTTACCGTAACGTCACCCATCCTTCGTACCATGTTTTCTTGATATGATGATGGATCGGAGTATATAAGATCATCAACGAACCTGTATATCGCACCATCAACCGTCTCACCTACCTTCTCATATAAACCGGATTGGAATGACACGAAATCATCATACCTCCCACGAGCCAAGAACAAACCGTCCGGTCTCACCTCGACGCCGCCGTTGACCTCCCGGAGCAGGCCCGGATTCCTTTGGTACAGATACCTGTAAAACCCGACATCCATCATCCTATCCTGACCATCCAGATAGAAAAGGTTTCTCATGCTACTGTCACCGGACTCGATAGCCACGTCAAACAGAAGATCCCTTACCTGACCTTCCGGCAACGACATCTCCATGCTTTTTAACGTACCTCTGTCATGGTGGTTCAAAGATACATTATAAAATCCATTAAAATCAAGGAAACGTAAGACATTATTATATAAATCCGATTTTTTTAACCTTTCCTTGATCTGGATCTTCCTCAACGAGGTACAGGATTTGATAAAATCCCGATCCTTTCCCTGCCTAGCCTCGTATCTCCTGAACTCTCGATCAATATCGACATCATCCATCTCAGGAGTCACGGGATGTTGGTATATTAATCTGGTAAGGATCATGTTCTCGGTATTCGAGGATGAGATGTTGGACATAACTAGCTTCTTTATGTTATCCTTGACCACACCAATATCAGAACGGGAAGCCCCGGCGGGAATCACGCCAGCCGGCAAGTACGAGGGTCGCTCTATCCCGATATCGGCCAACATCTCATAGGCCTGATCGGTGTCGGTTATCGGAGCCGTGTTATGGTACGTATTCCTACCCATATACAACATGCTCCTATCATACATATCGGAAGGAGATGTATTCCCGGACCTTACATACACCATCCTATCCCCAGTAGAATAAGTATCCTGAACCTCGTATATCGGGTTCCCTTTTCCTGTTATCCTATCAAGATCGGAGATAAAGCTATCGTATACCAGATTGCCGGCCTGTATGGAAGACAACATGACGTCCAGCGACGCCATAAGATCACGGATATCCTCCGGTCTGGATATAATCATCTCATCGCTGATCGCCTCGCTTATATCCACACCCATGTCGGCAAGATCCATGGCTATGTCATGCAGACGTCCGGCAACGTCCTTGATGTCCTTAAAATCATCCATATCGATTATCTCCCCAACCTTATCCCTTAGACCCTTCATATCCTTAGGCATACTGATATACGGTGTGGTACTATTGAAGTACGAGTCGGTAATCGTATTTCCGTCCTGACTCCGAACCTCCATACGGGTCATATTACGATACGTGTCATACATCCGATCTGCGTAATCCTGATCCTCCTGATACCGGAGTGCCAAGGAAGGGTATGGGATGGAGGCGAAAGCCTGATCGAACTCCCGGCGGTCGCTGATACCGCCTACCGCCCTCATGATCGTATCCCTTACCTCTATTGGATTCAAGCCCCTTCTCTTTCCTAACGAGTCATATGTATCCTCATATATCATATAATCATCACCAAGGCCTGACTCGGAGGATAGGAAATACATATCCTTCTCATTAAGATCCCCGTCAGACATAAAATCGACAACCCTCCTCATCATATCCCTTACCCGCTCATACGCCGATCTGTTGGTCATGATATTATCAATCTCATCGGCGTCATACATCCCGGATCGCTCAAGATTGTACCTATTGAGAAATATATCACCACCGGAGAGGAAATTGGATATGATCATATCATTAAGATCGTTGATATTATCGACTCCCAAGGAAGTAAGGGTGTTATTGATATCCTTAACCTCATCGGCCATGAAATTGCCGGCGAAATAGTTCTTCCGCTTGATAAAGGACATGACATCATCATACCTAGGTTCCCCGTTACTATCTAGGTCATATTCCGATGGCATGGACATCCAATCGCCAAAGAAAGACACGAAGTCGGGGGAGTAGGCCGTACCCCAGACCGATAAGGCCTGCTTCTGGTCGCCCAGCACCTCCATCGCCCTTTGGTATAATCCGGATGGTTGGTTGTTAGGGGCAAGGACATTATCTACCCCACCCTCCTTATTTTTTATCACATAACAAGATCTTCCCATTGCTAAATCGTTTTGACACAAAGATATAAAAAATCCCGCCTACTCTCACGAGCGGACGGGAGCCAAATAACAATAATAACAAACCTTATGTTTCTCCGAAAAGTACAAATCTTTTTGCCGATCCTCACGGACAGGCAAAAACTCAATCCTAAATTATAAAAAATGGAGTTTATCGTTTAGCGAAAATATCCTTATCTGATCTACTGAGAACCCTGCCTTTTAATTCCAAGAACCTAGGCATCCATTCCCTAGATATCTTAGACACGATCCACTGGAATCCCTTAGGAGTTACATAAACAGTGTTAGTTCCATAAAACTCATCGTCATCACGATATCTGTAACGAGCATAACCACGATCTATCATCCTTTGGGAAAGCAACCACCTCTTACCGGTCTTAGCGAAGAACTTATTATCCTCAAGCAATATACGAAGATTCTTCTCCGCTATATCATAACCATGAGCCTCCAACTTCTCCCGAACCTCTCTGATCAACATATCTGTCTCTTGGGCTATTTCGGCTGTCTTAGCGAACTCAACCATAGGAGCCTGTTCTTTGATAATATTATCAGATATCCTTTTGGCTTCCTCTGCAGCTTTCTTCGCCTCAGCTAATGCCTTTTTCTCCTTTTCAGATTTAAGCAAAGCCTCTAATGCCTCTATATAATCAGATGGAAGTTCATTCTTCGATGGCATATTGTTAGATGGCATAGAATAGGAACCTGTTTTCCTAATAAAAGGGAGAACCTCCGATGTTACCCATCTTTTGAATTTCTTAGCAAACTCCTTCTTAGATGACATAATTAAAGTATACATACCAGACTCATTAATAATCTTTATCTGGCTAACATATTGATTGTGAATAGGGGTGGAATCGTAGGCCTCCCTATCTTCTGACAATCTCAGCATTTTACAATCCTCGTCATCTACCAACCTTCTTACAGCATCCCTAGGATCTGCATACCCTAAACATTTAGCTACATCATTACCGACAAACCATGGTTCATGTTTCTCATCCAACAATACTCTCACATCCCCAAAATCAGGATTCTCAAATAATTTTAAATTATCATCCATAATATAAAACAACGAGAGCCACCAGCGTCCGTTACCCCACTGATAGCTCTCATTTATCGCCTACGCCTAAGCGATATTAATATCTTCTTCTGGTCTAGCAACGGATAGACACCGCAAATATAAGACCTTATTTTAAAACTACAAACAAACAAGAGATATTTTTACAAAAAATGTAATCAGCCATATTCCTCTGTCATATATAAAGCGTAGCTATACCTATCCTCTATCATCTCCACCACCTTCTTGATATCAGATAAAGTTAGTTTCTTTATCTCCATATTCATACTATCCATCCTGACAAAAGAGTTCTTGAACTCCTGCTCGGTTATAGCCTCCAACCTAAATAGATTATATTTTATAAGTAACTGGGTTACGTCAAATATCAGGATATTAAGATCAATATCATCCTTCAACTCATCAAGAAGATCACGCATCATGGCTTCGATAGCATCAGTATCAAGCTCCAGTTTCTCGGCTTCCTTCATCAACTTCTTGATAATACCATTGTGCTCAATTATGATGTTAGCATTATCATCATCGGTAGGTAAAAGGATATCCATCGTACATTTTATACCAACCTTATCACTAAGCCTTTTATTGAACTCAGTCATATAATCGAAAGCCTGATCCCTGCTTAATGAGTATGTATGATCAAGCAACTGCTTTTGTCTGACCTTGACAAAATAGTTACTGGTGTATAACATCATCAAGACCTTCACTCGCTGGATGCGTAGGTCTTGCATGATCTTCCGATGTAAAAAAGAATCTAGTTGCATAATATAAAGAGTCCCCACCGGGGCCATCACACACCCGGCAGGGACCAACTTTTAAATATCTTACTCGTCAGGTGATGGACTGACGCCGCAAAGATAAGTCAAGATATTTTATTTAGCAAGGATTTTCCGCCTCATTTTCTCCGGATACTACGTTACCGTCGGAAACCAAAGACTTGTCCTCGGCCGCCTTCGTAGGCGAGGCGAACTCCGATGGCAGATCCGGCAGGTTAGGGAACGAGACTTCCGTCTCCTCCTTGGATACCTTGTTCTCCTTGATACTCATCCTAAACTTAGGAGCTATGAAAGGATCGTTGTTAAGATCGATGTTGATCGTAACGTCATTCATCAAAATATCCTCCTTGGTTCTGGAATCACCTATCCATCCTCTTACGTCAGCGGTCATAGGCATCCTGCTAGCCGCTTCCTTGACAGCTTTAAGCCGGTTCTTGATAACATCCACGTCTCCCGCCAGCGGAATCATATATGTCTTATTATCCAACCCTGATCTGGCTATAGCGTTATTAAGATCCATTATATCATCAATACTTACGCCTCCGCCTAGACCCTCCGTAATCCTATCAGCCATCGATCCGATCATGGATGAGAATGACGATATATCCTGATTTTTCAATCTTACGGGGTACAGGTAATTTCTTCCATTTCCTGTCTTTATAGCTACGACCGGGATACGTGAATCTTTATAGTCACCATACTTGTCCCTGACGATAGCCGTACAGAACGGGAATATATTATACTTAATATCATCCCTCATCGTAACCTCCCCATTCTCTATATATCCTACGCTCTCGACTTTACCAACCGTCTCGTTGGTAAAATCATTCTCGGATACCATCAACGTACCATTATCATCACTTACGCTAAAATTAGGTCTTCCCGGCAAAACACTGGTAACTGTACCTACGAACGGTATATCAATCTCGCCAGTAACAGATCCTATATTATCCCTATATAACTCAAAGGCCATACTCCTTAAATCAGCGTTACTCCCTTTTGAGTCTGGATCATTGGCTTTTAGCACCGAGACGAAATTGCCATCGCTATCCACGATCTTAATAACCATATTATCAACCAGCTCTCTGTAAGCCGACTTAGTCTCATCAGAATTAGGATCAACGGCGTTAAGACTATTGTATTTATCATACAGTCCCTTGGTGTATGGATCTGACATATCCATCTTAAACCTTACCATATCACCCTTGCGAAGGCTAGCCGCTGCTTCCTGATTCACCGACTCGTTGTTAGATCCAAACGTATCACCCGTATAATAAGGGACAATAGATCCATCCTGCCCCTTGCGATACACCATGAACCAGATGGAGGTCGACAAGGCGGTTTGCCGCCCCAATATGACACCGGTAGCGTTCTCGAAAGCCTGAGCGTCATCCTCGCTAATCATCCATCTTGAGTGGTTATCTGACTCTATAACAGTAAATATGTCGGTTCCGTTGGTGAAATCCATCACCCTTCCATTATCAGTATCAGTGGCATCAGATCTTTTAAGCCCAAGACTGTCCATAAACCTGTCAAGTCTCATTCCGCCAACCTCATAATACATGACCCCACCGATCTCTCTCTTCTGGGCCATCAACACCACCGGATTCTGGGCGGCGTTAACTTCCGTCCTGCCGGTGGATGTCCCGGGTTCGCTCTCTGTGAGGACATCACCCATAGGTATGGATTTATCGTAATCCTTGACAGCTATACTTCCGTTATCATACAACCTCATCCATTCCACGAATTGAAGAAGAGGCCCATTGGAATAATTATTGATAATATCAATAGCCTCATTAAGCTTATCCTGATCAATCTCATTGCCATTGTCAGCCTCATTCATAAGATCATTATAAGTCTTTATAGCTTCTTTGATCTGATCCTGATCAAGGCCATTGATATTCATATCTACAATATCATCAACAGCGTCCTTGATATTATCATAAATATTATCATGGATCTTCAATCTATCTATTATCGATCTAGCCTTATTGATCCTTGAAATAGGATTATCCCCAAACCCGTTAACTAGACTATCGACACGAGGCTTGTTATTATCATATATCTGTCTCTCCCTAGGAGATAAGACATCCTCATTACCGTTCCATATCTTTATAGCTATATTATTGATTCTATCGTCAGAAGGATTTATGATATCCTCATCATCAGGAACCCTCTCGACTATATTACCTTCATCGGTCTTAATCTCGTTCTCCATAGATCTGGCTATCATATGATTATATGTCTTGAACATAAATGCCTCATCCTCCCCTATAAGACCATCTTGGTAAGCCTTGTCTATAGCTTGGTCGTTGGCGTAAAGATCATTGGCATCAGGATTATCAGTATTCCTGAAATCATACTTGCTATCATCCTCCTCATAAGTCTTACCCCATATGTTCGATAATATCTTCATGAACCCGCGCTCCTGCGCCCGGATGAATCTTCTGTCACGCATACGACGAAGAGACTCATTTATATTCTTGTAGGCTACAAGATTGTGACGATACTCGCTGAGCAACGCCATGGCCTCCTTATGATTCTCAACCCCACGAGTGGATACGATATTCTCAAAATCAATTATAGTCTCGTAGGCCGCCATAAGATCAGAGGCACTGATCTTCGAGTCATCGCTATTCAAGAATAGCTTAGATATATCTACCTCAGAATTAACCAATGTAGCCAATTTCCTCTCCAAGGCAATTCTTTCCTCTGTCAATTTAAGAAGCCTATCATTCTCCTCAGCCAACTTAGCCTTATCAGATTCAATTGCCTCCTTCGATGCGACATTTTGCTGAAGTTTTAAAATATCATTCTCCATCTTATGTATATCATCCGTAAGCTTCCGAAGATCATCAAGGGCTTTCTTAGAATCGGGATTAAGATGGGAATATATGTCAAGGGAAGTACCTATATCCGTCTTGTATATCCTATTTAACTGATTGGTGATATCATCCAAATTATCCTTAGCCTCAAGACCATTATAAGCCATGTTAGAGATGTAGGTGTTAAATGATCTATTGGATATACCATCGGTAAGGGAGTCGGCAAATCTGCTGGCCATAGTAAAATTATCAACCTTCTTATTAAACTCGCCAATAAGATTGGACTTATACTCATTGACCTGCTCATCCGTCATATTCATATCGGAAGCGATATCGCTATTAGGTATAGACTCAACTACCGTCCTAAAATTCTCCTTAGTATCATCTAACATCCCCATTTCCTGATCATAACGAAGACGGTTGAATACGGCATCACTAAAAGTCTTATCTATGATTCTAGAATTAGGTATATCGTCAGCGTTATTATCCGTACTTAAGCCTGATAATTGAGCGTTAAGAGCCATACTGCCACGAATAGCACGGATAGCGGCGGTAGTCAAGGCGCCGGCATTGGTGTTGTAGGCCTCCACCATCCCCTTGTTCCGGGACATGTCTTGGCTCCATTCCTTTATACCACCAATAGTTTTTATTCCCATAACCGATCCGATAATCATACCGATGCCGATTTCCTTCCATCCCTGATTAGATCCGTAAGTCTCCTTGAACCCGTTCTTTATAGCCTCCATATAGCCTATATTCTGCCGGATAGCCATAGGATTGTATCTTGATTCTACCCAATCCTCGGCGGATTTGCTAGCCACTCCCTGAAGACCTTCCTCATACAGACCCTCAGATACCGGACGTTTGATGATATTGAACGTATTCCCGGCTATTTTCTGCCATTTCTTAGGCGTTATGGCCCTTAATGTCCCGTTATCCATCCTCTCGGCGCCTACGCCAAATATATTGCGTTTTATGAACTTATCCACGCCAAGATCCATGCCGAACATATCGCCGAACATAGCTATGTTAGACAATGTAAGAATACCGATATTAGCGGCAAATATAGTATTGGCGGCATCGACGTTGTCATTTCTGAACCTCATAAGCTCCTCATACGAGGCTTCTCTACCATAAGCGTTTCTGTAAGCCTGCTTGAAGTTTTCCTCAGATTCCATCAATCCGCTTCTTGACTCTACCGAAGCCTCCCAAAGCGTTGACGTACCAATAAAGGTCAGGTTGTCCAACCCCTTACCTATGCCTCGTCCTATGCGGGCGGCCCTTAGCATGGAGTTAAACCCGCTCTTCGTGGCGGAAGCGGCTCTACCTAATCCAGCGACAGTCGCTCCTACCCTAGCCCCCATACGGGCAGCATTCATAAGACCGGCACCAGCGAAAGCATAAGACGACAAGATAGCACCAGCCGTAAATGCAGCCCCCGACAAAAGATCGTTTGTCCAGAAATTGGTCGTAAACATACTTTTAAGAAATCCGGCGTCTCGCTCCTCCTTACTGTAATAATGATTAAGCGTATAATCACCACGCTTATCCATATCATCCAACCATCTGGCAAAACTGTTATCATACATAGCTGATAACGTTCCTTTTGTAACAAGCTCCTTTAATCCATAAACAGACTGGCCCACTCCACCTATTCCATACAAAGCAGACTTATAAATAAACTTACCTAATCCTCTATAAGTCTTCTCCCAACCACTTTGACTTCTCGATAGACGATCGTCATTATCTATATTATTGATATAATTCTCATATTTAGGAATCCACTCACCTGTTGATAACCTATATCTTGAATCACGAAGATTGATCCTGCTCCCAGTTATATCATAATTATCCTTAGGTATACCTACCTCATTTATCATCTGGAAAAGCGAGTTTCTGGCCTTTACGTCATCATGATAAGATGTCTCTACAGATTTTTTTATACCCTCAACCAATGACGGTATGCTTCTACTTCCTTCTCTGGATAAAACATCATTATCCATATCCGAAGAACTACTCATCCCGACAGGAACAGGAATAGAAGAAATATTGTCCCCAGAAAGCATAGGGGATGGAATGGATGGAGTCGGAACATAATATCCCTGATCCCTCATCACATTCCCCATATCATTATTATTGTTGCTGTTCATTTTTACCATCTATTTTATCTATGGTCTCTTTATCCAACACCGAAAGAATATTGCTAAGGTCAGAATGCTGTTCATTAATATCCCTACCCTTTACAATAACATCCTTATTAATAGCCTCAACCACAGCTTGAGTAAGATACATCTGAGGACACATATTTATAATTTTCATAATATTATCAGCATAATCAGTATTATACTCTAATACCTTAAGCGGTGTCCCAGTCTTTGCTTGACCATGGAAATAAATACCAACTTCAACCCCTCCGGGGAATCCCTTAGCTTTGACATCATACGACTTGTAATTCCTCAAAACCGTATTAATTATCCTAATAGCCCTCTTATTAAGCTCAGATGTAGCTAGATCATTACTTTGAATATCATACTTATCAACCATCCTAGAAGCCTCCTCCGCCGCATTCTCGATAGTAGCGAAAGCACCAAGTGAATTAGCCTGCGCCCATTTCTGGTAAGGTCTATTGGTTGTAGCAGAAAAAGACACAGGAATGATCTTGGATTCATAATCTTCCGATCTCACATTTCTTTCCCTTTCATACAAACTATACCCCATACTATCTAATTCTTCTTTAGTAACTTGAACCGTAGCGATATTCTTTCCACCAGCCATAGCTACCAAATCAAATGTATTAGGATTATCTGTAGGACGAGCATACAATATATAATTATTAAGTCTACTATCTTTATCTTTATTCAAGAAACCGGCTCTCGCCAAAAGCAGATTCTCTAATTTAGCATGCATACGCCTATCCTCTTTAGAAGCGTTGGTAGAATTGGAAAATGACCATGATCTTGGAGCAAACTCATCATATCTTCTTTCATAAACCGTTTTAGAATCCTGAACAGCCTTAGCTATATTACGACCTACATTGGAAGAAGACCATTCCCTTCTAAGCGTAGGGCCATCAGCTCTAGACATATTCTTACCTATGATCTTGATCATTTTATCCCTATTAGTCATATTGGCATCATCACTATTCATTATTGGATTATCTACACGACTATAAGTTTTGGCTATATTATCTATATCATCCAAAGTGAAATTTTCTCCCGAATATCTATTTAACAGATTTATATAAGATCTCATCAACTCCGTATTAGCTATAGACCTATCCGTGTAGTTGATGTTTTCGCTTATCAATCCAACTATAGAAGAAACTTTCAAAGCGTCTTCCGGAGAATACTCCCTTCCTCCAATAACCGCTCCATTCTTACCAACATCCCTTGCGTTAACCATACCATTATCGGTATATGTATCAATACCACCAGTAACATAGTCTTGATCTTTGATAGCATCATTAAGGATATTCTTCGTAGCGACATCAAAAGCATTCGTAAGATAATCTACTTCCTCGTCCATTATCTTACTATATTTCTTCCTGTTATCATTCGCCGCCATAAGAGCCTCATACCTACCTACCATTTCTGGTGATGATAACACAGAACTAGACCCGCCACCGTTATTGGTAATCCATGCCATAATATTCTCACTGTTAACACCACCTGGATATATAGAGGGATTGTTTTGTATATCGTTCTCTATACCTCGTAAATCAACAGGATTTAAAGACGATATTAAATCCTTCTCTCCTATTGATATATTGTTTTCATTCTGAATATACTGATTGTCAAATATATTTTCAGGAGTGACATTAGGCTGAACTTTTTCTAGCTCAATCATAACACCTGAAGAAGCGCCGGGACTGTTACCACCTTCTTTAGTCATTATCTCCCTAAGCTTAAGATTCTGATCTATTTCCTTGGATTTTTGTCTCCATGAGAACTCCCGCTCCTTGAAATCAAGATCTCTTACTTTAAAATAATAATCATCCGCACTATAACTTTCTGATGAATTATTGTATGACCATCTAGCAGATACACCATCAAGAAACTCGTTACGGACAATAAACTCCCCTGCCCTAGCGGGATTCATGTTGTTGCCAATAAAGGATGTAGCTTCCTCCACTAACGCACGGCGCTGCTCCCGAACCTCCTGCAACGAAGCCTCGATAGCCGCCTTAGCGGAAGGGCTGGCCTCCGCCCCTTTGAGCTTGGCTAAAAGAACGCTCTCTTCAGCGTCAAACCCAGAAACATATTTATTAACAAACTGTTCAGTAGTCATACCACTAAACATGCTAGGATTGGTCATGGCTAAATACTGTCCCTCTATCTGCATCTGAGCTTTAGCATTCTGAGATATAGACCTAGCCGCTATTGATCTAATTTGAGATTGACTCATCTCATCAACAGTAATATCCCTCATCCTCCCTGTAGGTTTACCATCCACTATTTCAGGAACAGAAAACTTCTTTCCTTTATTAAGACTAACGAAATCTTTCATCATCTTATTCATTTCCTCATTATAATCCGTATAAGGAGTATAATGAATAGGATTCATCCTTGTCCCAACCTGACCGTCATTAACCCATTCATAAAATGGCAACAAAGCGACAACCTCATTTATAGCGTTATATTGCTTTGGATTATTGAGTTTCATATCCTCGATCTTCTGCGAGAAAGATCTATACTCCCTAGTACCGGCAATAGCATTCAACACACGGGTATCCAGAGCTTCTCCAAGGCGAGCCTGTATGCTTCTGGCTATACCGTCGGAAGCCAAATTAGATTTACGATACACGTTATTCACATCCTGTATCAGCCCATTTAACCTGTTCTGAAGATATTCCCTGTCCTGAGGTTTTATAATGTCAGAATTGATAATATAATCAGCATACTCGTTTATAGCCTGCCGATTGGTATCTATCTTCTGCTGCATGTACCCCATCCCCTGCATCATGACATCCATGTTGTAGGGCGATACATACTTGCCGTAATTCCTTAATATACTATATTGTGAAGCCATCCTTTATCCTTTCTTGCCTTTAGTTACTTCCTGAGCAGGATATAATCTCCTATAACTCAATATATCTCCTTGAGGATCAGCGATTAATTGTCCATTAGGACCAATCTTTACATCCCCGAATATAGACCTTAATGTATTCATGGTCGTAGCCGTATTCCACTTCTGTTGGATCTCGTCATTTACGCTATCAAAATACCTAGCCCAGTTCTCGTCAGTATTAGCCAAAGCCTGTAATATTCGACTTTGATAACCCTGACGTTGAGCTATATTCTTATCATACGTATCAGTCCAAGTCCGGGCGTTTACATTATCAGCCCAAGTCCTTTGAGCCACGTTCCCTTGTTCTACCTCATTAATGTATCTGCCTATATTGGAACTCATGATAGCCTGTAAATTGGATGATAAAGCCCCTCTCTGGGAATCCGGGACATTACCCATCTGATCCAATTGTGATTGGAAAGCACGATTAGCCTCAACCATATACTGATCAGCCGATCTCAACACCGGATCCACGGTAGGAGCGTAATGTCTTTCCAGACCTTCCGTTGTCACGGCTCCCGGAGTCATCCTGAACACCTCAGGAAAGTCAAGACCACCACCTACTATATTCCTGCCTCCATTGCCGCTGTTCGACTTACCGGCATTTGTATTGGTCTTAGGGAGTGTATTGGGGTCAATCAGCTCAGGCATATCCAGTTTAACATCAGGTTCCTCCACATCACCTATATCCATAGGACCGGGAGCCACCTTATGAGGGTCAAGTATAAAATCAAGACCTTCCATTCCTTTCATGGATCTCAATGCCTGCATCTTAAGCATATCCTCCCCAAGTATCTTATTAACGACATCCTTGTTCTTGTCAGAGAATAGTTGGCTAAAATGGGTGATACCAGCATCGTTAAGAGCCTTATGCTGTTCCTCTGTAACAACGTCTAGACCGATCATAGGGCGAGATGTGGTAAACAAACCTAATTTATTGTCTCTCATCCTATCATGATATGCGGCTTTCTTGTCTTCCGGGTAATTACCTTGACTATCCTCACCGCCAAAGGAAACGAGCGTCGTGTAATCCCGAAGCGCCTCGGCGTTGGCGATGATCGGGTTCTCAGCCGTAGCCAAGCCCATCCAGCTACTTGTCTGACCGTAGATAGCGTCTTGCAATGCCCTAGCCCTAGCGCCCTCTGAAGCTCCCATATAAGCGTCGTAAGCGGCCGGATTGAATGTCTTATAATAATTCAACCTCTCATCCGTATTAATACCTCCATAAGAGCCATCAGTTCCTTGGCGTTGATAACCGAAATAGTTAGGATCATTGTTGAACCTATTCTCGATCGGGCGGAAAGTTAATTTACGACCGAACAAAGACGTGCCTCCTATCTCCATCTTCTGGCGAATACCAGCCACTTTCTTAAGCAGCTCTTTCTTAGCCTCAGCTATATCCTCCTCCGTAAGACCGTATTCTTTCATAGATCTGGATATGATGTTATCTATCTCACCACCCTTAGCGAAATACGTATCCTCATCCTTCTTCATCTTCCGGTCTTCCTGCTCCTTGTATATGACATTAGCGAAGTCCGTAAATCTCCCCTCTAATCCATTAACCGTATCGTTACTATCATTTATGGCCTTAGATAATACAGAGGCGTTTAAATGTTTCGTATTCTCATCATCTATCTTATCGTTCTTCTTCAACTTCTCTAACGCCTTCTTCTGGTCATCGTAAGCTGATTTAAGACCGATCTTAACCTTATATCTATCCATTAACGTAGCGTACGTATCCTTTGGTGTAGCCTTAATACCATACGTATCCCTAATGTATTTAGCGAAGTCCGGCTCTATGATGGTGTCATCGGTAATAACCTCCGTACCCTGCTCCAAAGAAACAGGCGTTCCCCCATCGACGTGCTTCTGCCCCATAGCCTCCATTGGCGCCTCTCCGGGCTGCTCCACGTACTCGCCCTTCTCGACCTCTACGTTGGCTTGATCTTCCATCGACTTAGGTAACGGATACAGATACTCACCGGTAAGGCTTCCGCTATCAAACCTATTATTAGGTCCTAGATAAACACCACCTCCATCCTTATACCGCATCTGGGATTGCCGTCTCTGCCTAGCCTCTCGCTCTTGAGCTAACCTGATATTAGTACGAGTGCCTTGCTCTGACGCCATCCCTGAGAATACGTTCCTTGCCAACCCTAAGACACCGCCGATGCCTGACATTACAGTACCCACGACATTAGCTGTCTTAGCCCCGGTGGATAAATCACCGTATCCCTCGCTTCTCATACGCCCTATACCACGACCCATCTGGGTAAACCTAGATCCTATATCATCAGCGCCATAATAAGGTATGGTGGTAAAGTCAAAGACATCCGTACTGCCAGACTCGTCAACCTTCTTATTGCTGTCAACGATAGCGTTCAAATCACTTGTATCAATGGTATTAATATCAGGCTGCTGAATATCAAATCCTATCCGGGTAGACGAAACCAGAGGTTCCACTCCAAGACCCTGAAGACCAACAACATCACCAGGCATGATAGGATCAACCTCCCCAGCATCTTGATATTTAGGTATCTTCCTTTTAATTACATATTTTCCCATATATCAAATTATTTCGTTCTGATACAAAGATAATTTAAAAAAAATACAGACTCACCATTTGACAATGATGAGTCTCTTTAATACTAATCCTTTAAAGACATAACAGGATTGCCCCATTTCTTTTTCCACTCATGACCAAGATAATCTATAAGTTTATCATAAGTATCTATAAAACCACCATCTATAACCCCAGTGATAACATTCTCTACAGCTACTATGTCGTTTAACTGATTCTTTGTAGCCGTATTCCTTATCCCACTCTCATGCTTGTTAAAGACGATAAAATTAATAGCCTTAGCTACCCTTGATATCTTATCAGACAACTGACTCTTGTCGCTAACCAACCTGGCGACGGCCGAACTCATCTTGATATAAGCTTCGCCAGCGGCATTCCTGTCCTCTATGAATCCATCATGCAACCATATTATCACCTTGGCGTATATCTCCGGATCCAACTCCAAGGCTATCATGACAAAGAAATATGGATTAATATACCATTTTTGCCCCTCTCCTTTTCCCTTGCGATAAGCCATACCGTATTTTTTAAGATCCGTCATCTTACCTATTTTCAATACCTCTTTTTGTACAGTACTTTTCATTACTGTACATATATTGTTGACACTTAGCTCTTTAACTAGAGATTTCATTTTCTCCTGAAATCCATTAGTAGCAAACAGGTGGTCGAGTCTTCTCGCCTCCAGCCCAATAGACTTGCGTTTCTCGTTCAACGCCTCCATTACTTCAGTTATGCATACAAATCCGTCCTTGGACATAACAGAAATGTTTCTACCTAACAATTCCCTACTCTCTGATGACAAAATCAAATTACTTTTCATACCTTTACAAAGTGTTTTAAATTAATAAATGCGCCTATCCGCTCGTGATGAGTAGATAGGCGCACAAATATAAATAATACTAATATAATTACAAAATATAATTAACTATATTACAGATAATAATACCTTGTAATTTTAATTCATCGCAAGATAGTTACAGCAACTAGATCCTTTTTACAAATAACGAACCTATTGCTTTCACTAGGTCATAGAAGCCAGCAGCGCTGAACCCGACTGCCACTCCATATAATAGAGCTTCCCACCATTCACTACCTACCAACAACGGGGATACCTGAAGAAACCAAGCCAAGATACATGTCAACATCCCAATAGCCACAGCCGATAAAATCTTAGCCCACTTATGGGTGTCAATATACGGCACTACCTTAGCTAGCTGGGTAGCTGACATCGTGACGAAAGCCATGATGCCTGTAAAGGTAGTCAGATCAATAGTAATAGGCCCTTCTGATGGGATTACCTCTTGTGCCATCAAAGCGAATGGCGTCAATAACATAGCAAATAAAAACAACAATCTTTTCATATCTAAAACGTTTAATTACTTCACAAATATAGCATTAATTCTGGGTTCTGCTCATACCCTTTATATTCAGCATCAACCCCGGTATCATATTAAGCACCAACTGCCTTTTCGCCTGTTCCTTACGCATACGCTCGGCCTCCGCTATCTGCGCCTCTGATTGAGGATCATTCTTAATATTATTAGCGATGTCCTCTATAGCTTTCTTGTTAGCGCCGGATTGAGCTAGCATCTTATATAACAGGTCTTGGCCTTCCTTCTCCCACCAAATATCCATAGATGGGCGAGAAGCCAAAGAAGGATCGGCAGGGGCTACCGTCTCAGGGATAGGCTGCTGACCTCCGTCCCCCGTGCCCGAATCCCGCTGTCCGAACTCGTATCTCATTGGCTCGTTCTCCGGGACACCGTATCTGTTGGAGAACATATCGGCGAACTCAAATCTCTTCTCATTTCTTAAGGTCGATCCAAGAGGCCTACCGTATCCTTGATTCCATGCCACGGTAGCGTCCTTGTAGTTGACGGCGTTATCGAAATCGGATTTAGAATACATATAATAGTTATACTCATTCCCCTGAGCGTCCTTGTCAAAGAACTTGCCTTGATTGATGTAATTCCAACCTAACCCCGGAACCTTGCCTTGATACTCATCCACGAGATAATCCAGTTGTTGGGTTAATGTCGGTTTCCTACCATACCTACGCTGCAACTCTTTCTTCCTAGGTCCAAGCCATTGCTGGATTCCAAAGTCACCGGCGGCGCCTAGAGCTTCGGTGTCCCCTCCGGACTCGGCGGCGATGTTAGACAGGATGCCGATAGCTTGCGTTTGTGGTATACCCTTCTTTTCTGTCAGATAGTCCCATATCTCATCATATACAGCCATTTTGCTATTTTCTGATCTACGAGGATCAATCACATACTTTCCAGAACCATAATCGCTTCCTGTATTTATACGACCTCCTTCAGCCTTGTCCTCCAACTTATTCTTAGGCATAATAGCGTTACGAATAAGAGCATCCCTACCACTCTCTGGATCAGGATTATAATCCTTGAAAGAGCCTCTCTCCTCAAACTTATCACCTATAGCATCTAATACCTTGGTAGCTATATTAATCGGGAACTCTTGATCATTACTATAAAAATCATATACATCGTAAACGCCTAACCTTCCATCCGGACGTCTATAAATTGTAAAATTACCAAGCCCTGATAACGGGGTAAGCTCACCAGCAGCTTCGGGATAAAAATCGTACTCAGAAAAAACCGTAGGCTTTCCGGATCTTACAGAATTACGATTCTTCTCAAAGATATCTACCCATTCTCTAGACTTTTTCAAAAACTCCAGCCTACCATAAGCATCATCTGTAACCGGCTTATCGGAACCATATATTTCTCGCTCCGTATCACGAATCTTCTTATCTAACCTATTTATCTCATCCTTAGTGTCACGATTAAACATCCTCTCGATATCAGCAATAATATTATCGGGGATTCTTATTTCCTTGCTATTTCCGTCAAGACTATTAGGTTGGGATAAGAATCTACCCCATAGCTGTTCACTATATTCATCAACATTAGCTTTGCCATTTCTTCCGTATATAAATTCCTTAACCTTATCAGGAAGACTAGCATTTGAGGCTACCACATCAGGTGTTACATTCTCATACAACCTCCTTCTTATGGCGTTACCTATGATGTCTTTTAAATACGAAGCTCTATCAGATACATCTTGTCTTACATACATAGGATCATTACCAGTAGGACCTCCTTCTGCTTTCCGCTCAATTTTCTCTCCCCATAGCCCATATTTATCCCTAGGCCATATGCCGTCTATGGCATCCACATAACCAACGGGATGCTCCCCGTCCATGCGCCGGTTCCGCCGCTCGTCCGCAGGGTACAGGGCGTTGGCCAACGGCTGCGTGATATGACCCAACCCCTTATCCTTGGAACTCGACATAGCATCCACCACAGTCCGATATACAGGTCTTAATTTCTCAGGTAAATATAGCCCCGCCTCATCAACCAACTCACCGATCTTCTTATTTATACCCCTGATACTGAAATTATAATTACCCATGCCATTATTCAACGGGGACAACGCACCTCTTATCCCATTCATGCCTTTAACTGCGGCTCCTCCGCTAAGGATATCAAACTCCGGGGACACGTTTCTCAAAGGACTATCATCCATACCCCTGAAATACATAGGACGCTCGCCTCTTACGACACGATCAAGATCCTCCTTATATAAATCCCTTATCCACGATGGGATTTCCTCCGGTTTATTCTTCTTAGACATATATTACGTTTTTCACAAAGATAACCATAATATCACAAGCCTAAAAACACGAAACGGGCACATAATAAATCATGTACCCGTTTATACGCTAATGCATGTGATAAGCAGCCAAGGCTCCTTTAGCTTTCTCCTTAGACTTGTACTTAGCCGGCCATAATTTACCGGTCTTGTTACTGACCACTCGCCAATCACTCCCTACTTTCTTGATACATCCTGATTTCGGGCATTTGCCCTTCTTTTTACTGCTAGTTTTCCCTGCTGCCATAACATCAAATATTTAAAGGTATATAATCACCTCAATAAACTTTCTCATCGTTGCTAAACCAACGTACTATCATCTTGAACCGACTCTCAATGTCATTCACGAACCTAGCCAAGAACCAATCGCCACGAAGACGATCCCGCCACCTCCGATGATAATCGACAGCCCTGGGGTCGATCTTACGGTCAATGTCATTCACATCCTTAACCCATATCGGAAGATTGTTCGTATCGTCTTTGACCTCGTTAAAATAGTCATTTATATTTATCTTCTGATCAACCTCCGTCACCAGTATCTCACGGCTATCGTCATTGGTTACAGGATACCTTAACCGCTGGCTCATATCGTTCTTGTCGGCGATGGTCATCCTAAGCTCTCCACTGTTGTTGGTATCGTTATAGAACCATGCCTTATTAAATCCAGTAGTCCTAAGAATTTGGTAATTAACCTCATCCTGATATCTTCTGGCATCCATCCGATATTGGTAGTTGGTGAGGATCTTATTCACGTACTGCTCACGTACCGGAACCTCTATAACAAACGGATATAGCTTACCATAAAATACTTGATACGATTGGTTGGTCAAACCATGAGACCATAAACCTATCTCCTGACTTTCACTTGAGTAGTTCTTTCCGGACTGGAAATAATGCTGGTGCTCGATATAATAATCAGGGGTGTAGGATAAATATGATTTCCACTCACCCTTCAGGCAGTTATACCCAACGGTGAACGAGACGTCCGTGAAATGGCTGGTGTCCTGCAACTCCACCGCCTGTCCGTTCCTGTAGAACCGGCCGCCACGGAATTGGTACTCGCTCGGATTCCCTACCGGTATATAATCTTTCTTGGTTATCAGAACCCTCTTGAACCGATTGTCCCAGCCCATGGATAGCCCTATACCAAAGAACTTGTTATCGATATCATAATAAGACAACTCAGCGTCCGTATCAGCGTTATATATCCGGCTACGGATGATCTTCATCTGAAGATGCTCCTTAAACCAGTTTCTAAGCCCCGGTGTGACCTCCGTAAGATTCCTACCATTAGAATCTACCTTAAACACCTGACCACGCCTTAAATCGACCCAAAAATGCCCAAATTCACAACTGATCATATCCCGGCTCTGGGTACCGGAATATCCTAACGTCGTATTATTATACTCGATACCACGAGAGGCGAAAAGACCACCTGTCCCTAGCTCGCTATTCTCCGGGGATATTCTCTCCGCCAACACGTCTATGGCATTGTACAACCCTACCTGATTCTCAAAACGAGCCAGTATCTGATCCGACTCTATCCCTTTCATGCTTATAAGTTTCCCGAAAGAGGTCTTGAACTCATGGTAATCCATAGGCTTGTACGACAGCCAAGGATCGGTCATGCCGTTCTCCGACACGTCGGCGGTGCTCCATATGACGCCGTTGGGTCTTTGGTAAGCGCAGTCCCAAAAATTGCTATCATACGTCTCTGGTAATGACCTGCCACCTAACGTAAATCGATTCTTATACACAGGACTTATCTTAAACACATTATCCCTTGATATAGGGACATTACGCTCCTGAGTCCATGATATATAATCCCCCACCTCCGGGTAGAACCCCTCGTAAGGCTCAGGTCCGGCTATACGGAAATTGCAATTGATCTCAGACTCCACAAGAAACTGAGGTATACCATAGAAGTATAGGAAGAAACGACCGCTAAGATACATATCTCCGGTCTTGCAAACCATCTCATAAGCGCTCTTCCGGCTAGGGAAAGAGTATAGCGATCCGGTATCCGTATCGGTCTTATTAAGATAATCCTCCCCGGTATCGTAATTGACGAAATAACGGGGATACCCGATGTTTCGATAATCGTAATAAGGGAATGGTATCATGTCCCCCTGACCAAACTGAGTCAAATAAAACATAGGCATCTTCCTCTTAAGCGAGAATCTTGATATAAATACATCACCTCCAAAAACAGGTTTACGCTTATCCTTATCCATCAACCCGCAACCACCTAACGATACCCACCTGATATCCTCTATCTGCCCGTATTGAGCCGGAGAATATTTCTTTATCCTCATATAGGGGCAGGATACGAAAGATTCACGTGTCATAAAATGAGGCGTCATACCAGCCGCCTCATCGTTACGAATATTACACTCATCCTGAATACGGCTGGTATCGTAACTTGAAACCAACTCCGGATATTCAAGCATATACTTATCCATACCAAATGACATGAACAATGAATGCTCACGATCGAGGTTGTTTATGATAATAGGCTTACCGCCTACGGTCTCCCCTTGCGAAGAGATATCTGTTACCGGATATAACCCGCTCTTGATATATTTAGCCGTTGACAATCCACGTAGCTCCGACGCCCCTATTTTTTGGTAAAATAAATTATAATGAGCGACAGAAGTATAATAATAAGCATAGTTCCGTCTAGGTCCCATATCTATCAATGCCGTTAACCACTGATACCTGTACTTGCCTATATCCACCACGGACTGGGCTGTGGCCTTGGCGATACCCGTAGCCAGACGGATAGCCGTCAGCGCTATGCCGACAGGGTTGGCTAAAAAGAACACGCCTCCACCGACATATTGCTGTGAAGCCGACTGATATGTATACTCAGCTATAGCGGATATTAAATTAGCCATAGCCTCCACCGTAGCCAATGATGTTGCCATACTGTAAGCCTTACTCCCTAATATCGTCCATTTAGGGTGATCCTCCACCTCCCTGAATATACCTGAGGATTTACCTAATTGATAACCATCAACAAGGCACTCGGTGGGAGCGTCAGGCTTGTTAAAGGCAATATCAGGACTTAAGAATGAATACCAGATATTACCCTTCCTGTTAAACGGATGCGTTATAAATTTCTCACGATTAATATCCTTATAGATATACATATCATCAGACAAATCGTTGTAAGGGTAATTAGGATAAAGGTTAGCCGATCCGTCGGGATCATCGTACTTAAACATATCATAAGCCAGACCGGTCCCGATAACGCTCTTATCCAACGTCCTATCGCCCCTATACAACTCATATCCTATTATAGAATCTCTTCTAGCCTTATCTATAAGACCGTTCTCTACCGCTATATCCAGAAACTCATTAACGATATCGTCATCAAGCATCACCCCCATAGGATAAATATAGGAGTCAACTCCATATTGACCGGTCAGTTGAGACGGATTACCCATGAAAGGAGCGACAGAGTTATCCGGAAACTTGTAATGACGTATAGGTCTCTGACAAAACGTGGTTGACGTATTGGGGTACTCAGCGTTACCCCCATTACCGGTGAAATAAGACTTACCCCCAACTGATTTAGGAGACCCATAGTATTTCGTCAAAGAATCTATTATGTCCTTCCTCTTTAATCCTCCCGATGATATCCCGATCTTACTTGAATCATACAACTCAAAATTAGCCGGGTACTTATTGGTAGACTCCCAATATCCGAAATCACCATACTGATATGGTCTGGGAGCGCAGTCAGCGGGTTTATCTCCACATGAGACACATTTCGCCTCATAGGTAACAAATCTCCTTAATTTCAATTCTTTCGTGAAGAAGAACACGTATTTCACCTCCAGCGGCCGAATGCCAAAACAGAACGGGGCGGGGAAGATGGCGGTGCCGGCCGTATAGAATCCGGCAAGCTCCTTCATGTCCTGCCTCATGGCGAAACCGGTGAAGAACACGCATACCGCAGGCTCGATGCAAACATATATCTTATGGAAAGTAGTCTTGTCATCATTCCAGAACAAGTACTTTGGCATCATAAATATCTTATGATCCACGTAATTCACTATAACACCTTTCTTGGCATCATTAGCCAAAGGATTAGGAGCCACGGTACCTTCCTTGTCCGAGAAAAACGTTATACGAACCTTATTGTATGATGATGAGTCGCCGATCGGATAATTATAGTTACCCATCATCTCTATATACATAATACCGTTATCAGGATCGGATAAACCACTTATGTATTTCTCATAATCCAACTCCACCCATCTGGCGTATGAGGATACATGTGGATAGAACTTGAAATAAGTCAAGTTACTTCTACCGAACCAATTGGTCTTGGCGTCAATATCATTCTGCACAGACACACGACTTTCCCAATCAGTAGATATGCTGGTATTGAACTTAGAATTATCACCATCGCCAAAAAGACACATGGCGTTCTCGATACCAAACTGACTCTCATATTGGGGGAAATAAGCCTCCATCGTATCCATTAACTGATCAAGCATCGTCTCCGTATGCTTCTTTCCTTCCCATCCGGGATATTGATACAAATATGTGCACTTACCCAATGACCTACCCCCTTGGAATGTAGGAAGTTGAACATCGTTAATAGTAGGATTCACATGAGGATCACCTACCGAGCACCCATTAGTACATATACCCTCATCATATAACTGCCGGACATTAGACATATCCTGACACAAGACCAAGGCGGAGGAGTCTATATCAGACGGGAATTTATCCTCATCCTGACCATCCAGCCATTCCTGAACCAGATCTATGATATTCTTACCTCCACTGGAGTAATTATCGAAATCACACAATACAGAGAATTTCCTTTGTGACTCGGCGTTACTTTGTATTAAGGTGGTAGGCTCGGTCTCCGTATAATCACTAGCCAGCTTATATGTAAAATCAATCCTAGAATCCACCAAAGAGTTTTTATCCAATATAGTCCTGGTCTCTATCCTCTCGATATCATCACATCCACTAGGGAAATCGGGAGCCTTTATACCGTCTTGATCCTCTGGCAATGATATAGCAGCGCATAACTCGTCAGTAATACCTACATTAGATTCTATGATATCACACAGGTTCTCTATATTATCAGCGATATAATCAATAGCATCATCTACCGTAACATCTTCCCCCATCGTATTGATAACGAATTGGGTCTCTCCTACCGTGGCATATTCCTGCTCTACATATCTGAGTTGCTTGACATCTAGCTGATTCTTGCATTCTCCTCCAAAATCATCAAATCCCCAAGACGGGTCGTTTATGATCTTTGCCGTATTCTTAAACTGCCAAAGATGACGGCGGCTGTTCCCGGCGCACTGCGGGTTGTTCTCCAGCACCGACGCAGCCGACAGGTCGTCAGAGTTACCGTCCTCATCAACGATAACCCCCATCTCCTCCCTTGTGGCCGGACGAGGGATAAGCGGGAATCTAGCCGTCCTGTATCCTGTATTGGTAAAGAATCTTATACCCAACGGATATACCTCGTCACGCATGAAAGAGGCGTATTTAGAGCAAGCCACACCGTCTTTATACAAATTCTCCGTGGCTATAGATGTCTGCCATTTAACGAAATGACCCAAGAAGTTAACGACCGGTTGAAGATTCCATTCGTTCTCCACGGTCAAGCCGTATTGAAGAAGACGATTCCCGACAGACGTCATGCCTCTGGCTGTCTTATATACCGGTATTTCCTTGGATAACTTCTCCATGGTCGTACGCTCGCTATATTGATCCGTAAGATAATAGATAGTCCTTTCCGTTATCGGATGTATACCTTCTATGAAATACTCAAGAACCGGGCTTTGCTCTCCATTAAACCCAACCGTGTTCTGTATAACACCTATCTTATAATGAGATACCTGCTTATCTATATTGGACACGGTAAGGCGGATACCCATGTTGGTTGACTTACCCCATAAACCATCGCGGATAACCATATCTTGACGATCGAATAACATGATTGGGTTGGTCAATGAGCAATATCCGGTCTTCTCAATCCCGAACTCATCGCACAACGCCACGCAGAACTGGTAGGTCCCGGCACGCAGGCTTCCCCCGAACTCCACGACCTCAGGCTCCACGCACGGGGCCGTCAGCAACGGGAACACCAGCAGCTTCTCGCAGGCCAGCCTACACCTCTCTATTGGCTTGTCATCCCCACATGTCTTATACCCATGGTAATGATACCAAAAGTCACCATCATCATCCGGATTAAGAGCCTTATCGACCATAACATATCGCTGGGGATTATATCCATCGGTCCAGTATATCACCTTCCCACATTTCTCATCCTTGATCTCTATATCGAAAATCGGGTGATGAATGGAGAAGTTAAGACAAGGGTCATCGGTCCCATCCTCTATCAACACCTCCATCAAATCACATATCTCATCGAAACGACCATCCGACTCCTCAAGTCTCTCGCCAAGGATACGATGAATATCTTTCCCTGATCCTGCTAATTGATCCTCTACGGTCTTGACATAATCCAATGACCTCATGAACGTGATCTTAGAGGTATTGTTATCAGGATTCACGAGAAAGAAATAAGTATTATCACCAGCTATATCATTCTTATACCCAATAACCTTATAGCCATCGAATCGCTTGCATAAAAGGGTGCTAGGCTCGTTCTGAATCTTAATCTGACTCCCATCGTCACCCTCTATGGTAGCGTTCAAGGCGAAACTGTACTCAGACGGGGATAGGTCCTGTGGATGCTTATCCCTGTTCATCCCGGAATCGGGAACCGCTATGTTAGAGTTATTTTGCACGATCTTATCTTTTTCGCAAATATAATAAATCCGCCAGATAATCACTTATGTGGCGGATTCTAACAAACCGTACGTATTATGCAAAACATTCAAATCGCACAAAAATAGAAAATCCTTCTGACTCTCACAAGCCAGAAGGAAAATCTAAACACTTTGCAACGTTTACCTCTAATGAAAATACAAAAACATAATAATTATGGATTTTTTCCCATGTAGCTTGATTGCTTATCGGCGTCCTCTACGGATATGTAGAAGAACCCGTTAGTCACGTATCTCTCATTGACATCCACAAAATCGGTAGATCCTTTGTCTATTCCTCTCTTCGATCCCTCGTCGCACACGGCCACCAGACTATTGAAATCATTGGAATAACCAACGACAACGCCATGTATGTCACGATTCCGAGGATCGAAAACATATCTCATCCTACATCTGTCATAAGCCAATTCCAGAGGACTTTTGTTTATCTTACCATCAAACCCTATACCTGTGGTCAAGGCGATAATACTTCTTGATATATCGCTCATAGTAGTATCTTTTACCGGCACCTTAGGCATAGAAACGCCTTCCATGACAAAATCTAATGCCTTATCTAAAAGCTCGTCGAAATCATCATCCCGAACATAATCCTTGAACACCTCCAATATATACAACCGGACATGGAGTTCGTTATTGACATCATTTAATGCGATCATAATGCTAGTTTTCGGCAAAGCTAGATTATTCCTATACAATAGAAGATCAAATATGTCATAAGTAAAGGACTAAAAAATAAAAAAACTCTCCTATCCTCACGGACAAGAGAGCCGATGTGTTTATATTATGAAGAAAAATCTACTCGCCAATCCTTACAATGCAGTCACGAGACTCCTTGTTGTAGATCATCGTGCCTACCTTAGAATACAAGGTCTTTATATTTTGCCAATTATCCTCACCATGGGCAGATACGTTGGTAGGGGCATCACCGGTATAAACCTCCTCGCCTCCGATATTGACAAAATCATATCCACGTTTCTCCATAGAACCGCCCTTATATGCCGTGAATTTGATAGTGATATTACCTTTCTCACGACCACCATACCAGTTACCGTATATACTGCATCTGATCTCAAGAGGTAATTTATCATAATTATCGCCATCCAACAACGGTCCCATCTGGATCAAAGCTGCCTCATTACCCGATTCCATGTTATCACCACCATGGATGAGATAATCACCTACCCGTTCTTGCGTGGTCTGGTACTGTTTACTCCAACCAACCAGCTTGCCGTCAACATCCGGGAGGCCGGTGTTATCGAAACCGGTAGCCGTGTCGAAGTCAATGCCGTCCTCGTCAGCCCAGATATACCTAAGCACAAGGAAATCGAACTCCGGGATAATAACCACCGGGACCGACTCCTGCCTGCACACAAACGTCTTCTCCTCCTTGGTGCCTTCTTTTATAACCTTGTACGTAGCCTGACGTATCTCTCCAGTCTCATTGATATCAGCGGTAACCCTAACCTCAGCAGGACCGGTACCACTTGTCTTATCTAAATGTATCCAATCAGCCATATCATCGTATTTTGTTAAACCAGTTTAATATACTTATCAAAAGCGTTGGGCCACATACGCTCATAAGACAGCATCCTCCTCCTATTATCCTCAGCCAGCTCCCGGTAATCATTCAAGGTAATCATCGACATCTTAAGCTCTTTCATGGCCCTAGCGAACTTACCCGGCTCCTGCTGGGCGTATAGTTTATAAGCATCACCAGCCCCTTGTATCAAACCGTTAACGGCGGCGTTCTCGAAGATCTTCATCTTGATATACGTCTCGACATAATCCTCAAGATAACCTAACGCCGTTTCAGGTATATACGGGAGACCGTCATCATCCTTGGGTGTAGCACGATATATGATGTAAATAAATCCATCAAACCCAGTATACATAGTATTGCCAGATATAGTTATATCATAATTATCCCAAGCATATTTATCCCGATACTTGTCGGCGGCGCAATCACGTCTCAACCCACGACCTATAGACAACCTTACGGGGTGATGGTAATGGAAGCGAACCTCGTGAGACCCGATATATAGCTTCTCCGTGATCGTCTTCTCAAACTCCTCCTTACAGCACTCGGTGCAGGAGTTCCAACGGAACCCACGCTCGGTGCGCTCGACCCAGCCGATCTCGTGTTGGAGGTCAGCCTTAGCCTTATCGCCCCCCGGAATCTCACAGACAAGAGGCTCACACCTATAGGCGTCAAGCATGTCGAAGAAATCGGAAGGTAATACCGCCTGTTTGTTGCTGGTCTTGACAATCGCCTCGGACATGACGGCTATAACACCCCCAAACCTTTTTAAAGCGATCTCAGCCCACCTGTAAACAGATGAGGTATCTATAGCCCCGCTATCATCGTATTTATGTAAATCGGCCTTGATCTCGGCCAATAAGCCTTTTATTGTCATATTCAAGTCTTTTGCACAAAGATATGTATTTGAATCCGTGATACAAAAAAAATCCAGTCTACCCTCACGAGCTAACTGGATCATAGAAACTTCTACAGCTTATAAACCCATTTAACTCCAAATACCTTACTTTCCGATTCAACTTCCCGGTACAAGAACTTATATCTCCTTCCAGACTCCATAGCCATCCTACACTCCTTGTTTAATGCTGGAGAGATATATAAATGAAAATACTTATTCCTCGGCATAAAATCCATACACGTATGGACGTAAGAATATCCACCTGTCCCACGCCTGTTTATAGTCCCGGTAAGTTTATTCAGATATATCTTACGGTTGGGATTAATCTTATGACATAGATAACCGATGTTATTTATATAAACCCCGCCCTCATTATCTAAGTACTTATCACGTATGACTTTCCAGATCAACGACTGACATTCGAGAATATCATTCTTGTCCACGATCGTATGTTTCCTTCTCTTTCCGTTCTTAGACATAATAGACCTGTAGAACCGAAGAAAGTATTGATCAAGTATTTTAAATGACTTTGTTTTCATATCACAAATATAACGATTTCATCCTAATACAAGAAATTTATACAAAAAAATACACCGCCTGCACCAAGGACGAGGCAAACAGAATAGCCGACAATAACCTCCAATCCGATGGTATCT